GTCTGAGCATCATGGAGATTTAAGAACCAATCGACATTCGAATAAATTTTTGCAAAACGATTGGAACAAATGTGATGAAAATTGTTTTGAGTTTATAGTTGTTGAAGTTCTTGAAAAATCAGAAGAAGAACGTCGTGCAAAAGAACAAACACTTTTGGATCAATCTTACGATAACCAGAAAAACTGTTACAATATTGCCAAAACAACCGAAGCAATTCCACGACGTGTATTTTCAAATGACCCTGATATCACCAAGAAGGTTCTTTCTGAAAAATCTAAGGCGATGTGGAAAAACCCAGCCACACGTAAGAAAATCCTGAAGCGTAAAAATGAAGCCATGAAGACGTCTGAATACAAGAAAGCACTGAAGGAAGGTCTGGAGCGTGCGTGGGACGACAATGAACGTCGTGAGAAGACTTCCAAGCGTCTCAAAGAGGAGCATGCCTCTGGTTCACGTGAACAATTCGTTGAAGTTCTAAAAGAAAATCAAAAGAAGGGTCGCAAGACTTTTAAAGAACGAATGAAGGCTGATACTGAATTCAAGAAGAAATATCAAGAACATGGAAAAACTAAAGTAGCTAAAATTCAAGAACGATATAAAAAGGATGCCAATTTCCGTAAAAAGATGGATGCACACTCACGGAAAAATATCACGGACTACAATGAGTCTCGTGAGTTAACCAAAAAGCCTACTTTTGTTGGACCAAATGGTAAGGTGTATGACAACATATACAATTTAGCAGAATTTGCCAGAAACAATGGATTGGATCTCAGTTGTGCTTATAAGCTTGTAAATGGAAAGCTCAAAAAACATAGAGGTTGGAAACTATTTACTTCTTGAAATGACCTCAATGAAAACAAAACTAGAATCACTCATTGAAGCAGCTTTAGAAGAATACCTCAACGAAGCGATGGATTCAAAAGCATCTTATGAGCGGATGAAAGAACTAGAAAAAGGGCATCAAACGGATTTTTGGATTCTAGAAAAAGTTGGTCCAGAAGTTTATCAGGAAATTCTTAATCTGCGAGATGAGTCAAAGGATTATTCGGATTTTTTTGACAAAGTTGGCCCTGGTCGGTATGACTCTAGTGTCGGTTTTTACAAGCCTACTAATCGATTTGGAATGAGGCCAGAAATGGTCCGAGCAATTTACGATAAAAAAATCGGTGCGCTTCCTATTGATGAGTTGATGAAGCTGAAAGAAGAGTGGGAGCAACTCAAAGACAGATTCGAAAAGGTTGACGCTACTAACGAAACTGATCGAGTGTATGGTCGTAAGCGCACTGATGTGGTTGACACTCGAACTGGTGAAGTCGTTAGTTCTACAACTGATCGTCCTGGGTCGCTTGGTTCATAATGAATGGCAAACTCAAATACATTATTGAGCAAGTTTTAGAAGAGCAGTGGTCTTCTCTAACTTCCAGTCATCTTTTTGGTAAAGACCGTGGTATAGTTGGTACCAATCGTAGTCCAGAAGAGTCGGACATCTGGGGTGTTACTGGTCCTAAGGAACTTGAATATCATCACAAACTTAGAGACCTTGAGCCAACCATTAGACAAAGCCAGCAATTTAAGCAGTTTTTGGAAGATTTGGGGCATACGAATCCAAACGATCAAACTTCTTTGTTTGGTATGTATGAAAATTTCTTACGATACTTTGCGATAAACAGAGATGAGTTTCAAGATGGTGACAACGATGATTGGACAGCAGCCAAAGCCGTTGCCGAATATTTCAAGTATCATCCAGAACGACTAGAATAAATTCATTTGAATCGCATCAGCATATTTATCATCAACTATATGCTCGAAACATTCTTAGCTATCCTTGCTGCAAATTGGTCGTTTATCGCCGTTGCTTTCATTCTTGGCCTTGTTGGCGAAGTTATCAAGTCGATTGTAATCGGTGAAGATAAAGAAGCTGCCAAAAAAGTCAAATGGAAGGCAATGTTCATTAAGACTTTGCCGCTTCATCCAGTTGTGGCAGGAGGTCTCTTGGGTGTTATTTTGTTTGCCACACTGCCCGAGGCAGTTGCAACTGGTGGATTAATTGGAAGTGTACTTTACTTCTCGGCTTCAGGAGCTTTGAGCACTTGGTTGTATGCAGCACTAAAGAGCTTGGCACCAAAGATTACAAAAGCCGCTCAGAAGTTCTTGACTGACAAGGTCAAGAATGGTTCTAAATCCGATTCGGATTCTGAACCTGATGAATCATAGCCATTATTTGCAGAAGAATCCGGATAAGATTTCGGGTTACTAATTACATCTACAATGAGTAGACTATTCATTACGCCACCTTCTAATCAGGTTCAGAGTGGAATTTACTACATTAAAGATAATACTAACGGGAAAGTGTATGTTGGAAGCGCTGTGAATTTAAGGCGCAGAAAAAGTCAGCATTTTAGCTTATTGCGGAAAAACCAACATCCCAATCCACAATTGCAAGCTTGTTTCAACAAAAAACATGACATAAAATTTTTCATTATTGAACGATGTCTTGAGGAAAGTTTGTTGCTCCGTGAACAGGAATATTTGGACCGAATGTGGGACAATGGAGTAACTTGTTTTAATGTATCTCCCGAAGCCGAGCGCAACATAAACAACGTTAAAACATTTGATATTGTTTTAGTTGATCCAGAAGGAAACGAACATGGTCCGATTGTTGGACTTTCCGCATTTGCCAGAAAACACAAACTCTATAAAGAAAATCTTAGCGCTCTCATCAAAGGTCGCCTAAAGTCTTACAAGGGCTGGCGATTGAAGCAAAATGAAAATTATGTATTTGATCGTCAAAAGCATATGGAAAGAATGAGAAACAAAATTGAAAAACGAAAACACACATTTATCACTCCAAATGGTGAAAAATTTTCAGGAGTTGAAAATTTATACGAATTCGAACGTCAATTTGGATTTGAACCGGGCTTTTTATCAAAATTTATTTCTAGAAATCTGGTTCGGTCAGGAAATATGACATACAAACAATCTAGAAAAAGTCTACTTAAAGGCTGGACGATTTTTATTGAGTAAAGGTAGGATACCATCGCACGCTTATTCATTACGCCACGAGAACAACAACTCATAAGCGACTGGACGAAGGAATTCGTAAAGGATGTCGTGGGTCAGTTCATTTGGTACTATCCCATTTCCATCCTTAAATCTGATGTTCATCCAGTTTATGAAGAAGCTATTGTAAAAATCTTTGACAATCCAATCAAGATTGATTGCTTAGTAGACCAACCTAACAGAGACCAATCAATTAACAACTGGACGCTTGAAAGCACTTCTTTGTTGGATGTCTATATTCAATCAAGAGATTTGCTTGATAAAGGATTCGAACCGGAAACTGGCGACTTCTTTCTTTATGGAAGAGAAGTATTTGAAATCATGACGATTTACGAAGTCGGTGATGTGTTTGGACAAGCCGAATACGACGTTTATTGGAAGATGAGTGGAAAACTTGCCCGTTCAGGTCGATTCGATCTTCCCAATTTCAAAAAGATGTTGTTGGACAGAAAGATATTTGAAGACTCTCAAGTTCAGAAAACTTTCGAGCAACAACGTGGTCTTGAAGAAAATGAAGAAGGTGTTACGGCCGATCGTCGTCAGGTCCGTGAGCGTTTGGCTGATGACATGGCACCAGTTGCACTAGATGAAGGTCCACGAGTCGTCAGTCCTGAAGACGAAGAGGATACTTCAGACACAACCGGAAAGAAGTCTTCTTCGTCATTCTACAATGAGTAGTTTACTTTCTTCCAAGGACATAACTTAAATTATGGCCCAAAAAGAAACAACAGTAACCGCTAAGCCAAGGCGTCGCCGACGGCGGGTAAAGAAAAAAGGCGGACATTACAAAACTGGCTATCATGTGTCGCCCAAATGCACTAATGGTCCAGCCAAATTTCGTTCAGGTTGGGAAAAGGTAGTTTGCGAATATTTGGATCAAGATCCGGATGTTGTAGAATATCAGTACGAACCATTTGAAATCAAATATGTGTCAAATAGAAAAACGGGGCGAATAAGAATCTACATTCCTGACTTCTTAATCACATACTCCAGTGGGCTCAGAAAAATTGTAGAAGTAAAAAGAGAAAAGCATTTGGAAAGGCCCACAGTGAAAAAGAAAGCCATTGTAGCCAAAGCCTGGGCTGACCGAAATGGCATGGAGTACCACTTTTGGACAGACAAAAAAATAAGAGAACTACAAAAGCTGCTAAAGGAGATTTCGAAGACCTCTTCACAGTCGAAGTAGAAGACAACCGAGAACCAATATTAACAATATCTCCAAACAAACCCACCTGCCGTCTTTTGCCGTGCTTTTAGACATGATATAATGTTCGCATAATTTATTCCTGTTTCTTTAGCTGCCTGAGTAATGGAATTATAACAAAATAATATGTTATTATTTTTGTCCATTTGGTAGACAGGAATAGTCCCTTTTCCCTTTAAAGATTTGCAAATTTTTTCTCTTATTGCTGAGTTTTTCCACATTAATTTTGCTTTCCTGGAAATTTTTTGCTTTTGAGTTTCTGTTAATCTTTTTCCCTTGTGGACAACAGATAATTTTTTAATATATTCTGGATTCTTACAGCGTTCTTTAGCTTTTTGTGCAAGTTGTTCTTTCATTTCTTTTGTCCACCAATTTCCATAATTTGAATTTTTATTACCTGTTTTTTCTCTAGCAAGTAAAGAAAGTTTCTTTTTGGTTTCTTTTGTATGTGTTTTTCCATAGAATGGATTTTGGGGACCCCTATATTTTCCTTTTTTTGACAAACTTATTTTTCTTCTGGAATCTTCTGGTGTCGAACTCCATGGTCCTTGCTTGCAAATGGGATTCCGTTGAAAGTTATAACATTGTTCCCAATTTTCATAAAATCTTTCAAGATATTCCTTTTCTCGGGTTGTCCTTGCAATTTTATCACCTTCGATAACTTCTAGAACCTCAAACAAAAAAGCATCTTCACCCCACTTGTTCCAACTGGTTTGCAGGTGTTTGTTTTGATGTTTCTGTTTTTTCAACGCCGAAACGTGTTGGGAAGCTCTAACTTGAAAGCATTTGGCAGAACCTATATAAACTTTTCCATTTGTAAGGTTTGCAATTTGATATACGCCCCCTTTTTTAGAATTTCCTCCGAATTCTTTTTTCATGCTTTATACATCCTTTTGTTGTGATAGCTATATACTGTTGATAATATTGACAAAGGTAATTAGTTGGAAGAGGATACATTAATACCCGTGGATATCGGTCTCGATATTTCAACCAGCATAGTTGGTCTAATTGTTCTCAATTCAACAACTGGAGACCTTGTTTCCATGGATGCAATTAAGCTAACTGGAACCAAGTTCACTGACACTTGGGATAAGGCTATCGAAGTGGAAAAGGAATTGCTTCGAATTGTTGATCCTAGCAAATACAAAGTTGAAAACATCTTTGTTGAAGAAGCTCATATGAAGTTCACTCCAGGATTTTCCAGTGCCGGAACTTTGTTTTCTTTGGCTCGATTCAATGGAATCGTATCGTACATTGCGTACAAGAATCTCGATTCCAAACCTAAAATGACAAATGTCCGAAGCGCACGTAAAAGTTTGGGCATTAAAGTCAATTACAAGGACAAGAGCAAAGACACCAAGACCAAAGTTTTCGAAGCAGTCAAGAAGCTTAATCCCAACTTCCCTTGGGTTCAGCATGTTGCTAAAACCGGCAAGTCTAAAGGACAAACCGTGTGGAGTAAAGAAAATTTTGATATGGCAGATGCTTGGGTTATTTGTGAGGGAGGTCGCAGGCTTCAGCGTCCGTCCGGCAAAAAGAGGCGATAATGGAACCTGGTGACATTGTAGTTGGCAAACCTGTTGTGTATACCGATCATTCCGACGGGATAAAAGCATATGTCATTCCTGGCAGAAATAAAGGTGCTCTTTACGACACTGAAATAGAAGTTTTCAGTCACAAAGAAGCATATTTGCTTGCGTCAGTTATTGGTTCAAGATCGGTTCTTAGTCAGAATCCGGAATATGAGAATTTTGAGCGGACTAGATTGAACCACAAAAAAATTAGAGGAATGGTCGTTGATTTTGATCCAATGGGTTCTAAACGACCGCATATTGAAGGACTGGCCGCTGTTTTAATAGAAGACAAAGTTTGGTGGATAGTGGCTGGCGATCTTCAAGTGGTGAAATTAGGTCGAGGAAAATAATGAGCGCAACTGGTAGAAAAAAGCACAACACAAAAGAAACACAAGTAGAACGTGATCCTTTTGATTATTATCCAACGCCAAATTGGTGCGTACAACGCTTTTTAGAAAAGGCGGCACATAGACTTCCTGTTGGAGATTGGATTGAACCAGCTGCTGGTGATGGTGCCATTATTCGTTCAGTTAATCAGTTCGGCAATGGTTTAGAAAAAGTTAGATGGACTGCAATCGACGTTCAAGAAAAATTTGAAGAACCTCTCCAAGTTCTTACAAATACTGTATGGATTGGAAATTACACAAAATATACACATCCTCAGCCCAGAGCAAAAGTCTGCATTACCAATCCCCCTTACAAGCTTGCTGAAGCAATGGTAAAGCACGCACAGACTCATGCTGACTGTGTCGTTATGTTGTTACGAATTAACTTTCTTGCCTCGGAAGCTCGTCGAGACTGGATGAACAAGAACACGCCTGACATTTATGTGCTACCAAACAGACCTTCCTTCAGAGGAAAGGGTTCTGATGCAACAGAATATGCATGGTTTGTTTGGGATGATAAGTCTTCTGGAAAGATTTTTATTCTTGAGACAACTTCAAAAGGTATTCGCCAGTCAGAAAAGAGAGCTTTGAGACAAAAGTAACCTATTTATGGTTACTGTGTTACTCAAAGAATTCATCAATTACCAAGTCGCTTCTGTGTTGTTGGAGATTAGAGGAAACTTCAAGTGGCCTGAATTTAAGAATCTTCAGACTCTTGACCAACAACTTCAGTATGCTCAAAACAATCTTCAGGAGCTTGGTCGTGGAAGCAGTAGAGCCGCTTTCCTTCTCAGCAACCGCTATGTACTGAAAATTGCATTGCCTTCAGCTGCTGAAAAGGGAATCGGACAAAACAAAGGCGAAGTTGCAGTGTTCACAAACACTGCAAGTAAAGACCTGGTTACCAAAATATATGACTTTGATCCCAAAGGACATTGGGTTGTTTCAGAAATTGCTAGACCAATTACCAACCCTGAAGAGTTCCAACAACTGACTGGGATTCCTTGGCAGGAATTTGTTTCTGTCAATACCAACTGGGATCAAATTGATGACGAAGTTCAGGAACTTCAGAATGCTATCAAGATCTGGACTCGAAAAGTAAACGTTGCCCAACAACAGAACAACCAAGAAGCTTTGCAGGCGGCTTCACAAAAATTACAAAATCTACAAAACAAACTTCAATCACTTCAATCAACTGTCAACAACTCTTTCTTGCTGAAGGTGAGAAATCTATACAAGCAAGCCAACTTGGTTGGAGGTGACATTCTTGAACTGGACCATTGGGGTAAAACTGCGGATGGTAATATTGTTCTAATCGACTACGGTTTCACCAGAGATTTGGCTCACCTTTATAAGAAATCAGCATGAACAATCTTCAAGAACAAATTGATTTTATTGTATCTCAAGTTCTTCTTGAAATTCGTAGCAACTTCAAGTGGAATGAGTTCAAGAAGCTAAGAAATCAAGAAGCCAGAATGGAGTATCTTGAAAAGACAGGTACTCAGGAGCTTGGAAGAGGAAGCTCTCGTGCTGTATTTCTGTTGAGCAACAGATATGTTCTCAAAATGGCCGTCCCTGACAATCTCGAAACTGGCAAAGCACAAAATAGAGAAGAAGTCAATTTGGCAACTGATCCAGACGTAAAACCGGTGGTTACTCCAATCTACGATGCTGCAAAAGATTACTCTTGGGTGGTTTCTGAAGTCGTTAGAGAAATGAAAAGTCCTAAGGAATTCAAGGAACTTACCGGTTTAGACTTTTACCAAATGAATTCTTTGCTAAGCAGATTTTTCGATGAAGGGCATCAAGGTCTTGAAGAAGAACTTGAATATCTTCAAAAAGAGCTAAAATTAGTAACAAAGAGAATAGAAGCTCTCGAAGAACATTTGGCTCAGATGGATCCGGACGATCCTCAAAAAAGATATTATCAGAACGACCTCAAATATGAATTGACACAACTTGGCTACGTTCAAGAAAAAATTGACAAATATAAAATGCTAGACCATCCAATGGTTGAAGCACTAATTGAACTTATACAGAATAAAAATGCAATGTCGGCAGACATGAAAAAAATAGAGCATTGGGGCAAGACTGCATCGGGGAAGGTTGTATTGCTTGATTATGGCTATTCCCGTGAAGTGGCCCGACAACATTATAACATATCTTGGGTATAGCTTCCTCAACGGTTACTCTATTTACTACTTACCCATATGGCCGACAATGTAACAAGACAGACTATACCGAGGGACCCTCTAAATCCAGAACCACATGTAGATTCAGGATATGAGGGTGATGATACCTCAGATACCTTTCTTATTCCTCCAGTTGGCATCGAAGACGCAGACATGGCGCTCTTTAGGCTTTTCGACAAAGACATTGGATTTACTGTCAGAGTGGTTGAGGCAGCCAATAAAGAAATCCAAATTAAAAAGCCATATGTGATCTTCGCTACAGGTGAACGATTTGCTATCGCAAAGAAACTGCGTCCACCCAGAGACCGTAACAACACCTTGATGCTACCAGCTATTTCAATTCGCAGAACATCGATTGAGCAAACTTCGGCAGACATTACAGGCAGAGGCATTAATCAGTTTACGGGAAATTTGGTTATAAAGCGAAGATTAGAGAAGAGTGATAGAGACTACCAGAACTTTATCAACAAACTAGGGTTTGAAAATCTACAAAATTCGTTTTCCACCAGACGGGAGACGGGTGAACACCAGAATGATGTTGATGTTCTTCAAGGTGGCCTTTTGGAAAAGAGAGTAAGTCTCAACAACGTTTGGGAGATTATTACAGTACCACAGCCACAATTCTTTACGGCAACATATGAAGTTGTGTTTTGGACATCGTTCACACAACATATGAACTATCTCATTGAGACGTTTATTTCTTCATTTTTGCCAAACGATAGGATACATAAACTTGTAACTGACAAGGGTTATTGGTTTTTAGCTTACACTCAAGATCAGTTTGCAAACCAGGAAAACATTGATGACTTCACTGAGGATGAAAGAATTTTGAGGTACTCTTTCAACGTTCAGGTACGAGGTTATATTTTTGCCCCACAACACCCAACTAACGCTGTTCCAGTAAGGCGATGGATTTCATCTCCAACGGTAGTATTTGACGTCAGAAAATATTCTACCGAATTGTTGGAGAAGGAACATCTCAATCGTCCTCCACAAATCAACAAAGACAACCCTGATGCTTTCGTGCTTACCGATATTCAACTAGATCCTAAAGAAAAACAAACTCCAACTACCTTGGAGAGATATGCGGTAAGAAAAAATATAATCGACCCTTTGACCGGAAAGAAGAAGACTCGTTACGTATCTATCTTAGAGTCCAATGAAAAGAAGGGGGAGACGGTTTATCGAGCATCAGACGTGGAAACATTGGAAGAGTTTATCAAGACGCTCAAATAACAAGATTTCTCCTCAAGTGGCGTCTAATTACTTAGGAGTAAACTGACAATTGCCTCAGGTTAAAGGTAAAAGGAACGGAACATGGTTAGCCAAATTTTCAACTTTCCAGGCTTCTTCGATAGAGAAATCGATCTAACAGCCCAAATTCAGGAGCCAGTAGGCGTTCCAGCTGGAGTGGTCGGAGGTGCCGTACGTGGTCCTGCATTCGTCCCATTCACTGTTGGTTCGTTTGCAGATTTCCGAACTCGCTTCGGTGATCTTAACCCAAGATACGCTGCCCCATACGCAGTTGATAAATTCCTGGAGAACAGGACAGCATTGACCTTCATCCGAATCCTCGGAGCTGGTGCGAATGAAACAACGGAAGATATTGAAACAACCCGTACGCAAGGCACTGTTCGAAATGCGGGCTTTGTAATTGAACCTTCTGCCAGCACCGGTTTGTCGTTCCACGACGGCGCTGTTCAGTTCTTGGTTGCTAGACATGTTGTCACTGCTTCCGAAGCTCTCGGCATGCCGATGTTTACCGATAACAATTCCCTTCTGACCTCAGGTTCCGGCAATGAAGTTTACCTTACTCGTGGTGTTATCTTCTCGGCTAAAGATACTCGTATCCAACTTCTTGACATGGACGGAGAAGCTTGGACAGCTGTCGCTGATGACGTTGCAACAGTAAACGCAACTACCAAACAATTCAAAATCGTACTTTCATCATCAGCAGGAGCATCATTTGGAAACGATGATGGATTCCCTGGACTTAGAATTCTTACAGCATCACTAGACCCAGGTTCAGACAACTACTTTGCTAAGCTATTGAACACCGATCCAGAAAGATTTTCAGAGGAAAAGCATGTCGTTTACTCAGACTACGCTGTCGATGCTGAACTTGCAAGCGTCGGTACTGGAAGCGGCGATGTTGGTATCGCAAGTGGTACACTCAACACTTCTACTACTAGCGGCAATACTTCTCTTGCTTGGTTGAATGCCTTTGGCAGATTTGATACCAGATATACAACTCCAAAAACTTCTTGGTTTATTTCGCAACCATACGGCACAGTTGAATACGATCTCTTCTACATTGAAGCTATCGACGATGGTGCATATGCAAACCAAAACTTCAAGATTTCTATCACCAACATTTTGAAGTCTTCAAACGTTCGAGACAAGCATGGAACATTTACGCTTGTTGTTAGAGCATTTGACGACACCGATGTCGAGCCAGAGATTCTTGAACAATTCAACAACCTTTCACTTGATCCGGACTCGGACAACTACATTGCAAAGGTAATCGGCAACAAACGTGCTCGATTCAACTTCGACGCTGAAGCTGAAGAAGACCGCAGAATTATCACGACTGGTAAGTTTGAGAGCCGTAGCCGACTTATCCGTGTTGTAATGTCTGAATTGGTTGAACAGAAGAAGATTCCAGAAGATGCGGTACCATTCGGCTTCCGAGGTGTTGGTGCTCTTAACACAAACTCACTTCTGTCAGACGTAACCGGTTCAGCTTCTCTTCAAAGACTACAGCTTTCTGGGGCAGTTGACCCAAGACTTCCTTGGTCGGTCGTTCCTCCGCTACCTTTTGTTTACAAAGTGACAAGAGGCAGCGTAAGTACAACTCCGGGATTTGAAGGTGCGCCAGGTAACACAGAACTCGCAGATGCACGTTACTTCTGGGGTGTGAAGTTTACCCGTAACAGCAATGCTCTAAATCCAAACATTGTAAGTTTGCCAAACAACTTGGTGAATTCTTACACGAGATTTGCTGGTATTGAAAAACTTGATGTTTTGGTTACCGGTTCTCAAAAGGACGATTTCAACAACAACAAGTTCTCACTTGCAAGGGTTGCCCTAGGAAATACATCTATTGCAGATGTTACCTCTTCGGCTGCAAACCACATGAAAGAAGCGGCATATCTTCGTAACAGAAATCCAGATGGATTCGAATACAAGATTACCGACGAAATTAGTAGTGCTCAAAGAATCACCTTTGCAACCCTTTACCAAAAGGGTACTACAGCTGCTGACTTCAACAAGTTCACAAACTACGCTAAATTTACAACTGTTATGTACGGTGGTTTTGATGGCGTAAACATTCTTGACAAGAATGCAGCAACTTTCAACGACCGTTCTACATCAACAGAGACCAGGACTGACGGTTCTGTTGGAAATGCAGCATCTTCGTTCGTGTCGCCTGGACTTCGTTCCAACGTAAACGGATTTGGCACTTCCAACCAAACCATCTTCTCTTACAGAGTTGCATCTCAAATCATCACTGATGCCATCACGTCCAACATCAACTTGCTTGCTGTACCAGGTCAGCGTGATCCGCTGGTAACAGACTTTGTCGGTGATGAAGCTCGTGACTTTGGTTTGGCTTTCTACACGATGGACGTTCCAAACTACGACTCTAACGGAGATAGAATTTGGGACGGAGAAAGCTCAAGGTTTGTTGACGTTGAACAGGTCGCAAATTCCTTTGAACAGCGTGCCCTAGACAACGAATTTGTCGGTGCTTACTTCCCAGACTTTACCATCGAAGATGACGTCAATAGACGCAGAGTTACGGTTCCAGCATCTGTTGGTGCTCTTGCTGCACTAGGTTTCAATGACCGAGTTGCTTACCCATGGTTTGCACCAGCAGGCTTCAACCGTGCTGCTCTTGATTTCGTAACAAACACGAAGGCAAGAATTAAGCAACCAGAGCGTGAACGTCTATACGACATTCATATCAACCCAATTGTCAAATTCCCTGGCGAACCGGGATTTGTGATCTTTGCTCAAAACACTCTTGAGCAGGCTGAAACGGCTCTTGGTAGCATCAACGTCGTAAGAATGTTGAATGAACTCAAGCGTCAAATCATCGAAATTGGTAATAGAACCATCTTCGAACAGATCACTCCAGAAATCTACACAGAACTGGATAGAAGGTTCCGTAATGTACTCAACCTTATTTCTGCTCGTGCTGGCATTGAAAGATTCGATGTTATCGTCGATGACAGAAACAATACTGATCTCGACCGTGAAAACAACAGAGTAAACGCAAGAATTGTCCTTGTTCCAACAAGAGCAATCGAATTCATCGCAATCGATTTCATTATTACCAGAAGCGGGGTGTCGTTCGATACTGTATAAGGTGAGTGGAGCAAATAGTTACATTAGAAAGATTAGTCGGCTAATCGGAGAGAATTCATGACTCAAATTAATTTCAAAAGTGCAGGAGTTTCAGCCAGGGTTATTAACCTAACTGGTCCAACAGCAATTCAGCCGGTTGGTATTCCAGCAGGTGTAATCGGAACTTCTGTAAAGGGACCTGCATACGTTCCTGTAACTGTTGCAACAACGCAGGACTTTACAGTTGTATTCGGATTGCCAGATGACAACAAAGCTAATGGTCCACTTGCTGTCGGTGAATGGCTTAGAAATCGACAAGCAGCAACATTCCTTAGGGTGCTTGGTGTAGGCCAAGGTCAAAGAAGAACTCAATCGGGTCTCAACCAAGGAAAGGTTGAAGGTGCAGGTTTTGTCGTAGGTGATCAACAACCACAAGTTGGTGGCGGTCTTGGCGATAACATCTATGCAAACGCTGGCGGTCCTGTGGGTCGTCTATATTTCCTCAACACCTTCATGTCTGAGTCAAATGGTTCAGGTTTCCTAACCGATGCTGGTCTCCCTGGCGAAGGCACGCCGATGATTAGGGCAGTTATCATGGCTGCTTCAGGCGTTATCCTAACTCTTTCATCCTCATTGTCCGGTGCTGCCAATCCAAGCGATGCGCCTGCGGCAGGTTTAGTAGCGTCAGAAGCTACAGTGTCTGGTTCAGCTCTTGGTACCGTAAATCTCTCCGGTGGTAGACAGGAGTTTGTCCTTCTTTTGAACGGACATAAGGGAACTGACTCACGTTATCCAAACTTCATTACTGCCTCGTTTGATATTGATGCTCCAAACTATCTTGGTGGAGTGCTTAATACAGATCCGCTAAATCTTGAACAAGCTGGTCACTTGCTGTATGCCGATTACTCGGTTCACCCAAATTTGGCAGTTGTAACTGGTTCTAGCGTAATCTCTGGTTCTGATGAAGTTTTGAGTGGTGGTCTTGCTTCAGGTCTTGAACCAATCGCTTTCTTGTCCACAGGTTCTCTTGCAAGAAATTCTGGTTCCACTGACGCTCCAAGCTATGAAAACTGGGAAGACCGATTTGCTACACCAAAATCTACCTGGATTGTCTCACAAAAATTTGGTGGAAAACCAAAGAATCTTTTCCGTATCCACCTTCTTGATGATGGCGCTTGGGGTAACGACCAAGTCAAATGGTCTGTTGAAAACATCACTCCAGCAATCAATGATGTAAACCCATACGGCACATTCGACCTTCTTGTTCGACGATTCAATGATTTCGACAAAAAGCGTGAAGTAACAGAAGCTTGGAGAGGTCTATCTCTCAACCCAAGCTCTGACAACTACATTGCAAGAGTCATTGGTGACATGCACATTTTCTACAACTTCGATGCTGCGGAAGGCAGTCAGAAGCTTGTGGTAGTTGGAGAATATCCAAATCAATCCAAGGTTATCCGTGTGGAAGTTTCTCCAGAGGTAGAGAACGTAGAACTTGATGCTTCTGCACTTCCAATGGGCTTTAGAGGCGTACCGCACCTAGTAACCTCTGGAACAGCACCTTTGTCAGCACTTGGCGATTTGACAACCAATGTTCTTACAACTGCTGTAGACCCAGCATGGAATGTGGTTCAAATGCCAATCCCATTCAGAAAGAATCTCAACCTCGGTTCGGTTACGAGCCGTCGTGTTGACAAAGGATTCTATTGGGGTGTTCAATTTGAACGTAAACTCAGTGTTGACGAACCAAACTCCACAACCGAACCAGAACGAAGCATTCTTGGATTTACCACATTCTATCCAAAGCACCAGACTGACTGGTTGAACGTTGTCGTTAGTGACAACAATGGTGTTCAGGATACAGCTGCTAATGGCATTCTTGATGCTGATCGATTCAACAACAATCTGTTCTCCCTTGAGAACATTAGAATCGTTCGAAACACATCAACAAATCTCGCAGACACGACTCAATTAGTAAGCTGGAGCTATGTCCGTGCTGGAAACGTGTCAACCACTGGTTCTTTCAGAGCTTTGACTGCTGATGATCTGTCAGATTCTTCTGTAAGACAGGTGGCCAAGTTCAACGGCATCATTCAAGGCGGTTTCGACGGTGTTCGAATCTTTGATGAAGACACTGCAAACCTTACCAATCTTGCTATCGTTGAAGAAATGGATAATGCAGATCGTGGAATCTCTAACGGTGCCACGGTAAGTGCTTACAATGTTGCTCTTGATATCATCTCCGATGATACTGAGACAGATATCCAACTTCTCACGATTCCAGGTATTAGACACGAGTTTATCACAGATCGTGCTCTTCAAAGAGTTGAAGAGAGATTCGATGCAATGTACATCATGGATATTCCTGAGTACGACACGATGAATACTCTGGTAACTGGCGCTGCTCAAGACCTGAGCGTAAGATTCACTGCTAATCAGCATCGTAACCGTGGATTGAATACTTCGTTTGGTGCGGTTTACTTCCCAGACGTAATCATCAGAGATACACTCAACAACACAATCAGACAGGTCCCACCATCGGTTGCTGTTCTTGGTGCTTTCGGTCTCAATGATGCTATCGGATTCCCATGGTTCGCTCCAGCCGGTTTTGCACGTGGTGCTCTTCAGACAACCAAGGAAGCTTCCATTCCATTGTCAAGAGACAACATGGACGCTCTCCAGGATGTAAAGATCAACCCACTTGTAAGCTTCGCTGGTTCAGACGGTGTAGTTGTTTGGGGTCAGAGAACTCTACTTGCTAGCGACTCTGCTCTTGAACGAGTAAATGTACGTAGACTTCTTATCCAGCTTAGAAGAGATGTTCGTCGTGTTGCACGTCGCTTCGTCTTCGAGCCTGGTCGTGCAGAAACGCTTGCAAGATTCTCACAATTGGTAAACCCAATCTTGAAGAGAGTACAGGACCAGAGGGGTGTTGAGAGATTCCTAGTAAGAATTGATACAACCACAACCACTCAAGCTGATATTGAAAACAAGACGATTCGTGGAAAGATTTTCCTCGTCCCAACCAAGACCTTGGAATTCTTGTCTATCGACTTCGTTGTAACCAACCAGGGTAACTTTGTTACCAGCGCATAATGAGGTAAAAGTATGAAGGCTTTTGTTCATCGTCTAGTAAATCTTTTCAACTCCAAGCACTGCTGCTGCTGCTGCGGTTGCTGCAACTGTGCGAAAGGCTGCTGCAAGTAAGTCAAATGAAAATAGGAAAAGCACAACTTAAAGAAATGGTCCGTAGGGTCGTTAGAAAAAAACTTCTAGAAATGGATTTAGAAGAAAGGGATGCTGTTTCTATTGAAGGTGACAAAAACGGAAGAATGAGTCGAGATGAACTTTCCAAACATCTTGAAGCAGAAAAAGAAAAGGCTCAACAAAAAAGAACACAACAAAAGCGCCAAGCCATGAAACAAACAACTCGTGGAATGGAGCTTGAATGTGGTCCAGGCAACAGAGAAGTCGAAGGCGAAGAAGTCCTTGACGATGAAGAAGAGGAATACCTCAGCCGACTTGAGAGACTCATCCTTCAAAGTGAAAAGGAAAGGCAAATCTGAAATGACAAGCTTGAAAGACATCATCGCCGAGGCGGTCAAAGAAGCACTCGATCCAGTTGGTAAGACTGAAAAGGGTAAGAAGGTCGGCGTTGGACAAATTCGAGATATTGACAACGATGGCGATATTGATAGCTCGGATGCATATTTGGCTCATCGACGTAAAAAAATCACGCAATCCATGAAAAAGCGTGATGACCTAAACGAACAAAGCAAAAAGTCTGTTACTTGGGGTGAGATTCCTGACGTTGCAGAACTAGAAGAACTCATGGGAGATGAGGGCTTTGATATGAACTTGCAAGGTGTTGATTCACTAGCATGGGAATATGCAATGACGCTTTCTCCAAATGTGATGGCTGGCGGAACAGACTCGGCTGAACAACTTCACGCCTCCTTGAAGCACTTGTNAACGCTCCAGATCCAGACGACCTTTCAGATGAACAATATGAAGAAGTCGAGCGTGTACTTGNTCCAATGGTATGGCCGTTATGGTGATGACGTATTGAGGAGGCTGCCTGGAATCTTGCTTCTTCTATAATGGAAGTTCTTGGAGTCGAGTGGATCTAATAGGATAGAATCATGCCAAAATCCGAGTATCCAGAAAGCGTACAAGATTTACCAGAGGACGATTACGACCAATGGACAGCTGTGTACCACAGTGCTCGTGATGATGGTGATTCTAAAGAAACCGCAGCTAAAAAAGCTTGGGGAGCTATTAACGAATCTGACTTACAAGAGGATGAAGATCCTTGTTGGGAAGATTATGAAATGGTAGGAATGAAAACCAAAAATGGTAAAAAAGTTCCTAACTGTGTTCCCAAAAAAGAAGCAAAAGCTAAAAAGCCACTCAAGGTAACCAAAGAAGAACTTAAAAGAATGGTGAGAGAAGCTGTGAGAGAACAGCTTCTTGAATCAATTGTTGATAAGCGCATTAGACAGCTTGATCGATATAAGATTGAATCAGGTGTTTCGTATTACGAATTACTTGAAGACATTGTTGAACATTTGGATGACAATACTTGGAATAACGTTTTAGAGGGTCTTAGGGAAAAATATGGCTACCGACTTTAAGTCGAAGAAAACAAAGACATATGAATTGAGCACAATAATTTACCTAAGAGACCTTATCAAAAGGGATAGGTAAAATGAAGCTCAACAGGACCCAATTCAAGAAGATTTTGAAAGAATGCATCCGTGAACTTATTACGGAAGGTGCATTTGACAACGTTATTAAGGAAAACGTACAAGTTCCTCCTGCACGCATGGCATCAAATGATTTAGTTGGCGGATATTCTAACCAACCAACTCCTCAGCCAACCAATCACCCATTTGCTCCAGTTGGTCAGCTTAGCCCAGCACAGCGTTTAAGAGAGCTTGCTAAGCTCACTGCGGTTCATTCTGCACAGGGAGATTCCAAACAAGCTGCCATCATGGAAAATATTTTTGCTGATACTGCAATGACAACTCTTCAGCAACAGCTTGGAACAGAAATGGGCGGAAGTGGTGAAGTTTACCTTGGAGAACAAGCAAATCCAGCAATTGAGCAACATGATCAGATGGAATTAAATGCTCTGAGTGGTGGTCGGCCAAAGAATCATTG